GGTAAAGGTAAGCCCATAGTACTTATAGAGCAGTGTGAAGTAGAGGGGTCTTACGAGCATAAAGATTGCATAGCGTTAAACCCTGACGAGCTACATACACTAATAAAAGAATTAATAGTCATGTCCGACATGATAACTAAAGGTACAGTACATTGAGCTACTATATAATTTTATTTGAAGGTACGAAGTACGTAGATGGTAAGTACAGGGATAAAGAAATAGCTGAAGGGGTTATGGAGCATTTTGCGAATGAAAAATTCCCTAATTTACAGTTTAAACTAGAGAAAGCACCGAAAAGTTTTACAGTAACTGATGATATATTTTGGTCTAGACACCATGACGTTATAGTTAAACTTGACCGCCTCCTAGGTTCTTCGCGGATATTACATTGAGTATTGCACCGTGGTCGTTCTCAAAAATCAAATCATTTGAGCAGTGCCCTAAGAAGTTTAACCACCTTAAAATAGTTAAGGACTACAAGGAACCTGAGACAGATGCAATGTACTACGGTACAGCGTTTCACTTAGCGGCAGAGGAATACGTTAGGGATAATACTCCACTACCCGAGAAGTTTATGTATGGTAAGGCAGTGCTAGACTCTCTCATAGATAAGAAGGGGGAGAAGATATGTGAGATGAAGATGGGCCTTACTGAGAACCTAGAACCCTGCGACTTTTTCTCTCATAAGGTATGGTGGAGAGGCATAGCAGATTTAGTCATCCTTGATAGGGAATCTAAGGTAGCATGGGTTATAGATTATAAGACAAGTAAGAACGCTAGGTATGCAGATAGGGGTCAGTTAGAACTTATGGCTCTAGCACTATTTAAGTATTACCCCAGTATAGAAACGGTACGTGGTGGATTATTGTTTGTTGTATGTAACGAGTTAGTGAAAGAACAGTATGACTATACAGTAGCACCGAGCCTGTGGGCTAAGTGGCTTGCCGATTACAATCGTATGGAGCAAGCCTACATAAAAGATGTGTGGAATGCTAATCAAAGTGGACTATGCAAACGTCACTGCGTAGTAACAGAATGTGTTTACAATGGGAGAAACTAATGCCATATAAAAATAAAGCAGACCGAAAGAAACAAACTAATCCCCCTGTCGGTAGCGCGGCACATGAAGCCCGAATGGAACGACAACGCGCTAGACGAGCTATGGACAGAAACAGTGTAGATGCTAACAAAGATGGTAGGGCTGACAAGCGAGAAGGTAAAGACGTTAGCCATAACAAAGCATTGAGCAAGGGTGGTAGTAATAAGGATGGCGTGCGTGTGGAGAGTAAATCCGCTAACCGTAGTAGGAACTACAAAAAGAAAAAATGATAGTGTATGAGACGTTGCCTAGATGCGTCATAAAATAAAGTACGTTGCCCTCCGAGGCGATCCCCCTTTAACGTATAAAATTTAGGAAGTCCAAAATATATAACAAGGCAGACTTGGCCCTATCTGTGGACGAAGCAGGGCTTATTTTTAAAAACGCTTACGCTCCCCGGCGGGTTGTTATATAGATACTACCAACCTAACAAGTTAACAGGACAATGAAAACATGCAGATAGTAGACAACAGAGCGTTATTGTTACGCCTTCGCAACCCTAGTCAAGTGACTACGGTAATACCAAAGAGTAAAGAATTAGTAGATAACCAAGTGTTAGTTAACTGGGGTATAGAAGAGGCTCATGTACTCCGCAACCTAAACATAAAAGCACCTTCTCCTATAGAAGGTAAGTATGAATGGACGGGACAGTACTCGCCATTCGACCACCAGAAAACTACTTCTGCCTTTCTAACACTTAACCGTAAGTCGTTTTGCTTTAATGAGCAAGGTACAGGTAAGACAGCATCCGCTATATGGGCATCTGATTACCTACTAAACATTGGTAGTATCAACCGCGTGCTAGTCATATGCCCACTATCTATTATGGATTCCGCATGGCGTGATGATTTGTTTAAGTTCGCTATGCACAGGACAGTTGATGTAGCCTACGGTGCGGCAGAGAAACGTAAGAAAATTATTAACAACGGTGCTGACTACGTAGTAATAAATTACGATGGGCTAGCTATCGTCGAAGACACAATCGCTAATGGAGGCTTTGATCTAATAATCATAGATGAAGCTACTCATTATAAGAATCCTCAGACTGCTAGATGGAAGACTCTAAACAGGTTATTAAAACCTAATACTTGGTTATGGATGATGACAGGTACCCCTGCGGCACAAAGCCCTTTGGATGCGTATGGTTTAGCCAAGTTGATAAACCCTAACAGCGTACCTAAGTTCTTTGGTTCTTTCCGAGATCAAGTCATGCGTAAGGTAACTAACTTTAAGTGGGTAGCACAAGAAACCGCTACAGAGACAGTATATAACGCGTTACAACCTGCCATACGATTCACAAAAGAAGAATGCCTTGACCTACCACCGATGGTATACGTTAAACGTGAGGTTGAGTTAACACGTCAGCAGAAGAAGTATTACAAAGAGTTAAAAGACAGGATGGTAATGCAGGCATCAGGTGAGCAGATAACCGCTGTCAATGCGGCAGTGAGCATGAACAAACTGCTACAAATATCCGCAGGGGCAGTCTACACAGACGATGGAGGAGCACTAGAGTTTGATATAAGACACCGCTATAAAGTGTTAAGAGAAGTCATAGATGAGTCTAGTAAGAAAGTATTAGTGTTTGTTCCCTTTAAGCATGTAATAGACATACTTACTAATAAGCTACGAGAGGATAATATACCTACGGAAATAATACGTGGGGATGTAAGCGCCCCTAACCGAACTAGGATATTTAAACAATTCCAAGAGCAAGATGATCCAAGGGTACTAGTTATTCAACCTCAGTCTGCGGCTCACGGTGTTACGTTAACAGCGGCAAACACCGTAGTATGGTGGGGGCCGACAAGCTCACTAGAAACTTATCTACAAGCTAACGCTCGTGTGCATAGGTCAGGACAAGATCATAAATGTACAGTTGTTCAGCTACAAGGATCTAGCGTAGAGAAACGTGTTTACACACTGTTAGATAGTAGAATAGACGTACACACAAAAATGATTGACCTTTACAAAGAAATACTTGACTAGCGTACAAATAGTCACTAAAGTGTACATCTCGTCAACGATTGGAGGAAGTATGAGTAGCAATGTAACCCCTGAGAAACTGACCGAGACTTACTTGAAGATAAAGGTAAAGAGAGCTGAACTGTCAGCAGAGTTCAAAGATAAGGACTCTAAGCTTGCGAATAGTCTTGAGACAATAAAAGGCGCACTGCTCAAATACTGCGAGGATCAAGGTGTAGAGAGTGTTAAGACATCAGCAGGTTTATTTTACAGATCAGTTAAGACTAGGTATTGGACTAGCGATTGGGAGTCTATGTACAAATTTGTTATGGAGAACGAGGTACCAGAGTTCTTTGATAAACGTCTTAACCAAGGTAATGTTCGGCAGTTTTTAGAAGACAACCCCGACCTTGTACCTAAAGGTCTTAACGTAGATTCAGAATACGCAGTTGCGGTAAGGAAAAAATAATGAAAAAGAAAGAAACGTTTGTACCTATAGAGGAGATAGCCGACCACTTTGCGGTATCGGTATCAACTATACGTGCGTGGGTACGCAGAAAAAACATAACCCCTGATTCTTATATCAAAGTAGGCAGTACTTACAGGTTTAGGATTTCAGACGTGACTGACTCGTTACTGGCTAATGGATCTAAGGCTGATCCTACAGAGGACGGGTTGAAAACTAGCAAGACTTCTCATCTAGGCGTACAAAAACAAGCCGAGGAGATGGTAGCAAGTCACATGGAGAGAAAGGAATCCTTAGTAACTGCCAAAGAAATGGAAGCGTTATTCGACGAGGATATCTAGTGTGCGTCGAATTAGTTTGTACGGTAGTAAGTTTTCTATTGTGGTTGGGAAAGAAACAGCTATTATAGAAGAAGACTTTAAGGACATCATAATTGTTAATGCGGCACCTGTATCACGATCATATTTTGAGAATGCTTACGACCCTAACAGGTCAGTGGCACCAACGTGTTGGTCAGCAGATACGCAAAGACCTTCTATAGATGTACTTGAAGAGAACAAGCAAGCCGCCCGTTGTATGGATTGCCCACAGAATATACGTGGGTCAGGGAGTAACCGTGGACGTGCTTGTAGGTTTGCCCAACGCCTAGCTGTTGTGTTTGATGGACAACTAGACGAGGTATACCAACTACAGTTACCTGCTACATCTATATACGGTAGGGGTAACAGTGGACACATGCCGATGCAAGGATATGTTAAGTTTTTGTCTAGCAGAGGTTCTGTAGCAACTCGCATTGTTACGCGAGTATATTTTGATGAACAAAGTCCGATCCCTAAACTTTATTTTAAACCAATACGTTCGTTGAATGAAGGCGAGGCAACCAAGGTTTCAGAGTTAAAGAACAACCCCGACACGTTAAAGGCTATAAGTCTAGACGTGCCTGCGGAACCTAAGTCTCCTTTCTCAGCAGTAGAAGGTTTTGAATTAAACGCAACCAGTAAAGGAAATTAGTATGAGTTATATTATTGAAAACGTAGAAATACTTTATCCACGTATTAACCAACCTTATAGATACGATGCTTCAGCAGGTGAAAACGGTAAGAGTGTACCCTGTGACGCGTTTGAGGATGGCGCTAAGTACGAGACAAAGTTTCGTATGGATAAAGATAAAGCCAAGGC